TCCAAGGGTGCTGAACTTACAATGGCAGGGTGGTGTAATAAAGAAAACCTTAACTGGTTTAGCTGCCCTGAGGCCCTTGTAGACTATGTTATGTCTGGTGATTACCCGTGAGTCTTACAATGGAGGAAATCATAGGGAGGCTGGGAGACCAGTACGACCCAGAAGCCCTTGTAGAGTTACTTGGTCTAGGGTCTAGGGAAATTGCAGAAAGGTTTGACGATAGAATACTAGAAATGTTTGAACAGCTAGAAGAGGAATTAGAGAATGAGACATAGAAAGTTTAATGAGATAGGCCCCGAGGAGCAAGTAGGCCCTAGGTGGTATGACCCTGAAATAGCGTTAGAAGATTACGTTAGCATGTTGCCTGAGGACAGCCCTCTCACTGTGCAGGTAGGCGGTGAACACTACAAACACATGAGCATACAGCCAATAGAGTTTATCATGGCAAACAGTTTAGGTTTCTGCGAGGGTAACGCTATAAAGTACATCTGCCGATATATGTCCAAGGGTGGGGTACAGGACTTAGACAAAGCCATACATTACTTAGAGCTTTTAAAGGAGAACTACAATGGAAACAGTTAAGGTTTATTTGGTAGGAAACAAAGGGGCTGTAGCGGCTAACAGCTACGAGCTAATGACAAACGACATGACCGTGGTAATGTCTTTCATGGAGTCTAACGTAGGCTCTGAATTTAAAGCTATAGAAGTTAAGGGGTCTAAATAATGGATGAGTACAGCAAATACATAGCCAGTAGCAGGTATGCTCGGTGGATGCCAGAGGAAAAACGCCGAGAGTATTGGCCTGAAACCGTGAGTCGGTACATAGACTTTTGGGAGGATAAACTTAAGCCTAAAGAATCCCAAGAACTTTTTAGTGCTATTGAAAACTTAGAAGTTATGCCCTCTATGCGATCTTTAATGACCGCAGGAAAAGCCCTAGAGCGAGATAACGTAGCTGGGTTTAACTGTTCTTACCTACCTATAGATCACCCCCGAGCTTTTGACGAGCTGATGTACATCCTGCTGTGTGGCACAGGCGTAGGCTTTTCAGTAGAGCGCCAGTACGTTCAGAAGCTTCCAGAAGTTCCTGAGCAGTTGTTTGCTACGGATTCCATTATCACAGTGGCTGACAGCAAGATAGGCTGGGCAAAATCTCTTAGAGAGCTTATAAGCTTACTCTACGCAGGCCATGTGCCTGTATGGGACATAAGCCGAGTCAGGGGCTCTGGTGAGCGTCTTAAGACTTTTGGTGGTCGCGCTTCTGGACCCCAGCCCTTGGTTGATTTGTTCCGCTACACCATAGAGACTTTTCAAGGGTCCACAGGACGTAAACTCTCATCCCTTGAGTGCCATGACCTGTGCTGTAAGATAGCCGAAGTAATCGTTGTAGGGGGCGTAAGACGCTCTGCTTTGATAAGCTTAAGCAACCCTAGTGATGGACGCCTAAGAGGTGCCAAAAGCGGTCAGTGGTGGTTAACAGAGCCCCACAGAGCTTTAAGCAACAACAGCGCCTGTTACACAGACAAGCCTGAGTTTGAATTCTTTTTAGATGAGATGAGGAGCCTGCATGAAAGCAAAAGCGGTGAGAGGGGAGTTTTCTCGCGTAAGGCAGCTAAAACAATTGCGGCGCGGAATGGACGTAGAGACCCTGAGCATGAGTTCGGAACTAACCCTTGCTCGGAAATCATACTTAGACCTAATCAGTTCTGCAACCTGTCAGAGGTCGTGGTTAGATCGCAGGATACTCTTGAGATACTTAAAGAAAAGGTCAGGCAGGCAACAATACTTGGCACTCTACAAAGCACTCTCATAGATTTCAGGTATCTACGCCCTGTTTGGCGTAAAAACACAGAAGAGGAGGCATTGCTGGGGGTATCATTAACGGGGATTATGGACCATAAAACAATGTCTGGAACAAACCCAGAGGTTCTAAAACACTGGCTTAAAAAACTAAAGGAGGTCGCTATTGAAACAAACAAGATATGGGCAAAACGTCTGGGGGTTAATCAGTCTACTGCCATCACTTGCGTTAAGCCTAGTGGTACAGTTAGCCAGTTGGTCAACAGCGCCTCTGGTATTCATCCTCGCTTTAGCCCCTACTATACTAGAACCGTCAGGGCAGACGCTAAGGACCCAATGGCTAAGTATATGGTCGAATCTGGATTTCCTTACGAAGTGGACGTTACAAAGAGTACAACTTTGGTATTTTCTTTCCCTGTCCGTTCACCACTCGGGAGTGTTTGCGCTAAGGAAGTGGGTGCGCTGGGTCAGCTTGAGCTTTGGAAAATCTATTCTGAATATTGGTGTGAACATAAGCCTAGTATTACAGTTTATTATTCTGATGACGAGTTTTTCGCTGTTTGTGATTGGCTTTGGAATAACTTTGATATTGTCTCAGGTATCGCTCTGTTACCACGCAGTGAGCATGTATATACGCAGGCTCCGTATCAAGAAATAACCAAGGAAGAGTACGATGAGGCTGCAAAAGCAATGCCAGTGTTTGACTGGGAAGCCCTAGCAGAGTACGAGTTTGAAGACACCACTACAGGCAGTCAAGAGTTAGCCTGTGTGGGTACTTCATGCGAGTTTACAGGAGCGTAAAAAAACCCCCCTTTGGACTCTTTTTTAAATCCAGAGGGGGGCAAAGGTCCTAAGGTAGCATCTTAGGGTTTAATTCTCTCCCCAACGGGCGGCAAGCCCTGATCTGGAGTCAACGTGCGTAAAGGAGTCGTAGCGTCCCACGGACAACCCTAGGGACGTTGCGTAGTCTGCAACAGCCCTTGGCTCCACCCCTTTTACCTGTATATCCGCAGCCCTACCCTTGGTGTGCTGAGACCTCTCAGAGCCTCCTACGGCCTTGTTATGCGCTAAACACCGACACCCTGACGTTACAGTAACGGGCTTGTCAAAGTGCTGCCTAATGGACTCTAGGGCCTCTAGGGTCATGGAGTCTACGGTGTCAAAGCCACACCCACAGCGGCAGGCAAACTCTTTTCGGTTAAAGTGTTTAGATAGGCTCATTGCTCCTCCTGCTTTTCATTAGGTACGTTTGCTGCCAACATACCAGCTCCCGCTAACCCCGCATATCCTGCTTTTTGTTGTGTGGCGTAAGCCTTCAGAGCCTCGGGACTAGCGCCAACATCAACAAGATCGTCCAGTGTACTCCTAGCTGTTATTCCTTTCGCTCTTTGCTCTTCATACCTGACTGACCCCGCCTGCCTCCTGTCGCTTACTTTATCTCTGTTTGGTATTTTCTTTCCGTCTGGACCGACAGGGCTTAAGTAGCTTCTTGTCATGGTGGGGGTAACAGCGACAACACTGTTTGAACCTACTGCTCGATCACTGTTAAGAACGGGTATCTTTTCTAAGAAATCGTGTTCGTCACTTAGCACAGCGTAAACCCTGCCGCTTTTGTTAACGTGGTGAGTAGAGCGAATACCGCCCTCTACGATAGCTGAACCAGCCCTAGACGAGCTTAAATATATCTCCCCGTTTTCAATAATAACTTTTACATTACTCGGAGTGTCTTTATTGGCGCTTTTTTTTCTTCTGTCTTTTACTGCTTTTTCAACTGCCTCTCTAAGCGCAGCGTCTGTTTTGTAGGGCTTGTAGCCGTTATTTTTAAAAACGTCTTCAATAACCTGATGGTTAAAATTGTTTTGTCCCCAAGCGTCCGAGTTATGCCTGCCTGACACGTTGTTTTCAGGTCTTTTCATTACTATTTGTACAGGCTTACTGTGCCCTACTAATTTATGGGCTCGGTTAACAAGCGTTTCAAACCCTGTGATTACTTTTTTAGGGGCAGGGGCTTTACGGTTAGATTTATTATCGAGTGTGGGAGCCTGTTCTTTCCACCAAGTAGAGAGCTTTCCCGGTGAATACGCTTCGTATTTTTTTAGAAAAACAGCATCTCTAAATCTAGCCAAGGGGCTACCCTCTGGTATTATTTTGCCAAACTGGGCAGCAACGTGAAGCTGTAAGATAGCCCTAGCTCCTGCTTTTGCTTCTGGCCTATCCACTCCTTTTTCTATAGGAGGCAGGGGTTCTTTTCCAGCGTCAGCTCTTTTTTTATTTTCGGCTACACGCGCAGCAGCCTTAGCTTTTTGTTTATTTGCTGCAATTAGGAGTTGTTTTGCTTCGTTTTGGAACGCAGGCGAAAGACCGCTTTCTCCAAAAATAGCCCTGCGATCAGAAAAAAGAAGATTTTTAAACTGCTCTTTAATAGCGCGAACCCCTGTACTGCCCATACCCATGGCTTTCTTTGCTGCGCCTATTGCTTGTTCTGGGCTTGTAATTGCCTGAACTTTACCAGAGGGTACATACGGGGCAACTTTCATAATAGCCTCCGCCACTTTAGGGTTCTCGGTTAAAGCGTCTTTCCAAGTTCCTTGAATTCCTGCCGCTCTCAGAATGGGTGCGTAATAATCCTCAATAAAATTATCGGTTGATGCAGCCATAAGGCCCTTAGAGTTAAAACCAGCATTCTTAGGAGCGTCAAAAGCCCTTACCAAGCGCCCTGCGCCTAAGGCTGTTAGGCCACCCTCTGCCAAACTACCTAAGGATTTTAACCTTTCTTGATCTACCTCAGATAGGTTACCATATCCCTCTATAACACTTTGCCCTACGTCTGTTTCAGCGGCATAGTTTATCGCCTTACCCGCTACGTTTTCAACAGTTTCACCGATAAAAGTTCCAGGAGTAACAAAATCCGTAGCTGCGCCTATTACGCCCCCTGCGGCTTGCGCTGCTGCCCCAACGCCTTCAGCGGCGGTTACCCCTAGTGCCTCAGGTACACCTCTAGTCGGGTCAGTCCAAGCCCTCTCTACTCTATTATACCCCTCTCCTATGGCTTCAGTGGCTGGTATTATGTTCCTTGTAATTGAGTTATCGTAAGTATCGGTAGCCGTGTAAGGGGAATAGCTATAATCGGGAGGTGTATAGCCCTTAGGGACTTGCTTTTGTTTCTCCCACGCGCCCATAACTTTTGCTACTGTTTCTTCCCATGCACCCATTATTAGTACCTCTATTGTTGTCGCATAGATTGACGTATTTCTGCTTGTTCTTCTTCATTAAATGACCCCATAATTCCAGATAGAGTCTCTTCTACTATGGTTGAAACAGAGGCTACTTTTCCAGCAGCAGTAGCGGCACTAATACGCTTGTTACCTGCAATTAGTCTACGGACTGCCGCAGGGCTTGACACCATTTTACGGAGTAACACAGGGCCTAAGAATATAGACAGTCCCGCAAACAAAGAAGAAGCGACAGCCACTGAACCCCCTAAAGCTATCTGACCCACATCTCCCGCAGCCCCTGCTTCTTTAGACCTTAAAACCAAAGAGCCTATTCCGCTGCCCTGTGTCCTGCTTGATTCATTTAAGGCGTTAACAAGCATTTTGTAAGTATTATAGTCTTCTCCTAAAATTAACTTAACAGCAGCAGAGTTTTTTTCTAAGTCCACAGCTAAGTTACGCTGCCCAGTTGTAAAAGCTTTTAGAGTATCAGGGGTTTCACCAAAAATACTCTTTAAGTATCCTGCTTTAATAACTGCTTTTGCTTCTTTAGCGGTAGCTACACCGCCTACCGTTGTCATGTCTATGCCTGATTTAGCTGCCTGCTCATACGCTACGTCTATTGAAGTTAAAAACTTTTTAATTGTATCGGGGTTTTTACCTCGTAACGAAGAAGCAATACTTTCGTACCCCTCTTTACTTCCAGAAACAACTGATGATTTATTTAATTCTGGTAAAAGACCGTCCATAGCTTTACCATAGTCAGCATTAAGCTGCCTTGCGTTTGCGCCTAACTGTGGATTTATATTGTCAAACGATTTATAGGTAGTTTCTCTAAAAGTTTTAGAAAGCTCGGCTAGTTCCCTAGAAGCTGCTTGCATCTCAGCGGTGTTGCTAAAAGCACCCATGTCTCTAATGCGTCTGTTTATTTGTTTTTGCATCCCTAAAACAGACTCTACAGACATTGTATCTAATTTTCCCAGTGTGTCCATCCACTCATCTACAAACTTTAAAGTTTCAGGACTATAGTCAGAACCGTAAACCTTTTGTCCCTTGTCTCTAAAACGCTTTAACCCGAGCCAATAGTTTGCAGCATTGAGCTGTTTCTTGCCATATTGTTGGGTAATCTTGTCAAGCCCGTCCGAATAAAGCTTAGTAGCAGCCTTCCTACCGCCCTGTATAGCCCCGTACACATATTCTCCTACTCGATCTGTCTCTAAGGCTCCTCTTTCAAAAGCATCGTCCATCATGGTTTGCAGTCGGTTAGCGATTGTCTCTGTGTTAGTAGCGTCTAACCTTTTGTAATAACCTCCTGAGCCTACGCCTACCTCAGAAAGAGCTTCAGCAACATTACCTATTCGGTTTTCTCCTTTCTGTGCGGCTTGAGCTGCTCTTAAAGACCCACCAGACTCTTGTAAAAGATTCTGAGTTTGCTGTAAAGACTCTGAAGACCCCACGGGTAAAGCCTTAGGGTCCA